AAAGAACGTAATCCAGAAGAGTTTAAAAGACTAAAAAATGCTATGATGAGTAGGGAAAGTAAAACGCCTATGCAAAGTCCTGAACAAGATACTGAGCAAGGACAAGGATTTATAAATATGGGAGGACAATAGCATGAGTTTTGCAAGTGGATTATTTTCGTTTATGGGTGGTGCGTCTTCTCAGTTTAGAGAAGAAATAGATTTAAAAAATGCACAAGAAGCGGCTAGAAAAGAAGCTGAAGCTTTAGCCTATAAAGAAGAACAAGAAAGGTTGAGAGAAGACTATAAATTTGAAACTGAAACTAGTCTTAGAGAAAGAGAAATAGGAATACAAGAAGGAGAGCTTGACCTAAAAAAATTAACTGAACAAAGATTGGGGTATGAATTTAAAGCCACTCATGGATTAGATTTAAAATATTTTGAGTTTGAAAAAAAACAATGGCATGACACTTACACATTACAACGTGATGATTACACTTTAAAAAAATTAGATTTAGAAGAAAAATTAAAATTAGCTAAAAATGCTGATGATAGAGCAGAAACGCAGCTTTCATTAGACGTACTAGAACAGAATTGGAACCAAGCACAAGCTAAAATACAAAATCAATTTCAAATAGATGATTTAGAATTTGAAAAATATAAATTTGAAGTTGAAAATGATGTGGAAATTCGAAAAGCTTTAGAGGAAGCTAATGAAGGTATAATAGAATTTGGCCCTGACCTTACTTTTAACAAAGGTTCTTTTGAGGCTAAAGAACAACCTGCGGCATTTTTAACTTGGGCTGAATATAATTTAACTAAAGAAAAAATTGACGAATTAGACGAAGGAGGGCTATTATCATTAGCAACTGAATTTAATATTGCTACTGAAAAAATGATATTAGCATCAAAGCAACAAGATGGTAGTATTATTGATTTAGCAGACGATAAATATAATAACGCTTTTGCAATGATAAAACATATACCGGGTGCAATTAGTTTAAAACAACAAATTAAAAATGCTGAACTCAAAGATGAAAAAAATAAAAATGCTGATAGCGTAATAGTAAATGCTGAAAAAACAGCAGATGGAAAAACAAAAATTACTACAGAACCAATAAGTTATGAAAAAATAGCAATAGAAAATGGTTTTGATTCAGAAGAAGAATTTTTAAATTCAATAGATTCATTAGTAAATATTACTAAAGAAAAAGTAGCTAGTCCATTATATGTAGATGATTTAAATCCATTTGAAGACAGAGATACTCTTATAGCTTCTTTAAGTAATAAAAATATAAATTTATCTGTTTTAAAATTAGCAACTCATGTTAACAATATACAAGAAGCTAGTTATACTAACATTGGTGTAGCTACTGATTATAATATGCTAGTAGAAAAAGCATTTGAATTTGGTATACTAACTAGAGATGATAATGGTAACATACAAGGTGAATCACAACTAATAGATTTTATTTTTATGATGCAACCTAAAGAAGAATACGCAACTAAAAGTGGTTTAGAAATAACTCCTGCTAGTGATGACCCAGAAAAATATGGTTTAAAAGAAACAATTAATTCAAAAGATTCTAAAGCACAAAATGATTCTTCTCTAACTGCTATTGCTACTGCTATAAAATTAAAAGATGTACTAAATGACCCATCTAGTGATAAAATAGGTTTAGCTTTAAATATAGCGGCTAAAGTATATGGTATTACAACTCAGTATCAACAACTAGCTTCACTATGGAGTGGAAGTACAAATACTTTTAATTATAGTTTAAAAACTGGAGATGGTAGTAACGATAGAAATACAGGTGGTATTTCTGAAACTAAACAAATAGAAATAAACAAAGAAATTCTTGATGCACAAAATATTTTAAATAGTAATACTGCTTTAGCTTCTGCTAAGAAAAAAGCTAAAATGACATTACTTAAATTTACTTTAGCTTATCAAGTATCAATGGCACTACAAGGTGGCTCTGGTGGTAGAACTATATCTGACCAAGACGTAGATAATATTTTACAATCACTAGCTATGCCAGATACATTTTTTTCAACAGCTACAAAAGAATCAACTACTGCATCACTAAATACTTTAGTTGAATACTTAGAAGGTGTTGAATTACAAAGTAGGTACTTATCACAAAATACTATGAAAGGCTACAGAACATATGTAGCAACTAATCAAATACTATCAGCATTAAATAATTATGGTGGTACGGGCACAGACTTAGAAAGCCTTAAAGAGCAAATGCATGAACGACACGATATTGGGCCGGCTGTAACTGAAGAAGGACAATTTGACTGGGGAACAGAATATACCAACAACTACCGTAAAACATGGGGTGTTGATTTTACTGCTAATAATGTACCTGTTTATGTTCTATATGAAAACGGAAGAATAAATAAAAAAGAATCTTATGTAATGGATGAAACTGAGTGGAGTAATTTTTTAAGTGCAGCACAAGCTAACAACAATAATATGTTTGATGACGTAAATCCAAATTTTTCAACGGATATTGAAAAAGAAAGTTATGGTGGGTTTAGAGTTAAAGGACTATTTTCAGAAGCTTTTTCAGAATATTTGGATGATGACTTAGGCCATCTGTAATGCCATTATCTAAAAACTTTATAGGAGAATAATATATGCCACATGAACCCGGTCACATTGATTATAACACAATGGATAATACACCGCAACTAAAAATTCAACCAGAAGATAAGCAAATGGTAGATGTCTTAGGTGATGGTGGAGGGTCTGATAAAATAGCAGGGTCACTTATTAAAACAGGAGGAGCCGATACTATTTCATTTCAAGATTTATTAGAAAAAGAAATAGGTAACTTAGATTTTGAATCTTCTCAATTTTGGAGTGGTCTTGAATTACATGAGACAAATCAATACATAAATATATTTAATGGAACAACACCTATAGGATGGAAAAATGGTGTTGAACCTATGTTTATTAATAAAGAAGGTTCTAATTCCGAAAAACTATCTGAAATTTATAATACTGTTAAATATAATAGAGGCCTAATACACGAAACAAAAGATGTAGAAGCTACTCGTAACTTTAGGGATACAGAGGGAAAAGCGTGGGCTACTACAGCAGATGGCGAAAAATTTTTAGTTGATTGGACAAAGCAGGATGAAGTAGGACTTGTACAAAATATATTTGGTACATTTCTTCCTTTTGTTGATAATAAAAAAGAAGCATTAAATCGTAAAAGAGTTGAGTATGAATTAGCTGAAATGGGTTTAACCCCAGACAAAGCAGAAGACCTTCGTGAACAGTTAAAAACATCTCATTGGTGGATTAAAAACGGAAAACTACAGTACAACGAAGAAACAAAAGATTTATCTTATCTAATACCTGATGCAAATGATTACTCTTTTAAATTTCAATCAAGACAAATGCTAGGTAATTTAGCAGATGATTTTCCGTCAATGTTTATGAGTGGTTATGCTTTTCTTAGTAAAGCATACCAAACTTCTGATTTGGCTCCTGACGAAAATCTAATTAGCCCAGAAAAACAAACTAATATTTTTGGGATGGATGTAAAAAAATTAAAACAAGGTTTATTTGAATTTCCTAAAGGTGATGATTTATTAAAATCTGAAGAAGAATATTTTTCTGACATAGAAGAGTATGTTGCTCAAAAAGAAATAGAATTTGCTTTTGTAGAAGAATTAGTTAGTCATTTTGATGAGAAAAAACAAACTCAACAGCTATGGGCACCATTTAAAAACTTACATAGAAATATTGTTTACAACAATACAGGTTTTGAAATGACAGAAAAAATGGTAGAACTATTTCAAAATCCTACCGATAGCTTCTTATACCATGCTACTGATGTTATAACTGAAGGATTACCTTACATCGCAGCTATTGAGGGAATTGCAATAGCATATGGTATACAAGGAACATTAATATATGGCAAGGCAGTTGATTATACTTTAGCTAATACAGGCCGAGGATTAAAACATAGTAATCCAATAAAAGCTTTAAATTACTTTCTTAAAAATCATGTAACAAATGAAAAAATAAAAAGTAAGCCAAGTAAGTTTATAGAAAAAACAATGAAAACTTTGGATGAACGCCAAACCATTACTTATGGAACAAGTGGTTTTAAGAGAATAAAAGCCAACTTACAAAAAGAAATTGATTCTATAAGTAAAAAAATTGATGAAGCTAAAATTAAAAAAGATAGTAAATTAATAGAAAAATTAAGTATAGCCAGAGATAGTTTAATTAAAAATAAATTAGATTTAAATCCACGATACTGGTCAAAAGGACAAATAAGTTTATTTAGAAATGAAGTATTTGCATCTATATCCGGTGGAATGGGTAGAGATGTTTGGGGGGATGGTATAGTTGCGGCAGGATTTGAAATAGGTGGTGCTATGCTTGAACCATTTGTAATGACCCAAGGAACTAAAGGTGTTGCTAAATGGAGTGCACTTCAAGGAGCTAGACTACTGGAAACAATAAGTTTTTTACCAAAAGTTCCTGAAGTTAGAGATTACTTGTTAGGAAAATCACTAAGTCTAAATCCAGAAGATATTATGATAGTTGATTCAGTAACAGGTTTAAAAAGAAATTTAACAATAAGTGAAACAAAAGCTATTAGAAAATTTAGTAGTATTGTATCAGAAATGCCTAGTGATACAAGATTAGATGTGTTATCTAGTATAAACGCTGCTGAAGAATCACTAAGTATTTTAATAAAAGATTTACCAGACGAGCAAAAAGAATTAGTTAAGTTTACATTATCTCAATACACGGGATTAGCTGCTTTGCAAGCAGTTGCTGAAATGTATAATGTATCAAAACTTAATGCAGTTTTTAAACCTAGTGATTTAGTAGAAATAAATAATCAAATAGCTCAAAGTCAAAATCTAATAACTGTTATTGATAATAGTATGTCTGAGCTATTACAAAAAAATCCTAACAACGCCCAAGTACAAAATTTTGCAAGTAAAATACAAGAAAACATAAAACTTATAAATGATGACATAAACGCAAAAGCTGACCAGTATGATGTGGCTTTAGAAGCTATGGTTGATTTAGAAAAAGGTTTAAACTTATTTGATAATCCCGGTGCATTAGATGAAAATATAAAAAGTGTTATAGAAACTCTTGAAGATATAAAACAAAATGGATTTAGTGAAAGTGTGCAACAAACAGCCAATAATCTTTTACAAAATTTTGACCAAAAAATATTAGATGATATGAAAGCTATAGCTGATGACCTTTCTCATGATGGTGAAAATTACAAAGTAAATGGACTTCAAAGTATAATAGCAGGTTTTAAAGAAGTTGATAAAATAAGATATAAAAAAGCTTATAATAAATTATATAGCACTGATGAAAATTTTACTTTAGATTTTACTGAGTACTTTGATGATATTATGGGAGGTATATTTCCTCAAGGTAGATTTGGAAAATTAAAAGAGGCAACTGGTTTAATATCAAATAAACTTCCATCATCAGCCGAAACTTCAAAATTTGTTGAGGTAATTCAAACTGCTGTAGAAAGAAATACTCTAGAGTGGATGAGAAATACTAATAATAAAGATGCTCTTTTAAAAGCTTGGCAAAATGTAAGTAAAATTGGTGAAGATGGTTCAGAAGAAGTAATGGAACTTATTGTAAGAGGAAATCTTTCAGAAGCTGAATCAATAAGTTTATTTAATTCTTTTAAAAAACAACTTAAAAAAAATAATGCTAACTTTAAAGATGTTCCAGACAACGCTATTACAGGTATTGATATTCGTGATTTTTTCTTAGGTTTTGATGACGTCAATATACCAATAAGAATGAATTTGCAAGAATCAATGGAATTTAAAAGTGGAGTAGGAACTTTTGCTTATCTTGCTTCTGAAAAAGCTGCACCTAAATCAAGAACATTTATGGAAATGCATAACCAAATAGAGGATGTTTTATTTAAAGCTATAAATAACTCTGGAAATGATGAATTAATTACAAATTATTCTGAAGCTGTAAATTCATTTAGAAATTATATTAATAAATATAGTAGCAAAAGATTTAAAGACTTAAAAAAATGGACGGAAAGTTCAGATAGTGGAACTATAACTAAAGTTACTCAAGGCAAAGACGGTACAAGCACTAAAAAATTAGAAAAGATTACAGCAGAAGATGATTATGCAAATAACATCTACACACAAGTAACGGGTAAAAAATCTGAAGATGGTATAGCTAAGTTTACAACAACAACTAATCCTAGCACTTGGATTCAATACGATAAATTATTATATGATAAAGATTATGCCGATAACTTTATGAAAAATGTTGTAGCCCCTCTAGTAGGAGAGCGAGACCCTACTAAAATTGTGGAGGGAGCGACAGATGATATTGCTTATATTATAGATTTAAGTAATCCTGAAACTGTTGAAAGATTACAAATTGTTAGAGGATTTTTACAAGAAGGAATGGCTAACTGGTTTAGAAGAACACCACAAGGTCAATTAGTAATAGGCGAAAACTCTACTAAAAAAATATTAGCAGAAGATAAAATAAATAATATCCAACTGGCGACAAAAGTTGATGCTAGCAATAAAATTAGAATTGATGATAACGCACATAGTTGGTACAAACTTACAGACACTGATGGAAAACATATTAATATTTTAAATATTAACAATTTAGTAAATACTAATTTATCGTTTGATATGTTGTTAGCAAGAAATGAGTTTATTGGAAAATTAACATTATCAAATAATAGAACTTTTTCTAAAGTATTTAAAAAAGCTAAAAAAGAAACAAAAAAGAAATTACAAGAATATAAATATAATAAAACAAAATTAGGTGGTAATGCTGTTTTACTAAACTTTGCTAATGATTTAACAGACAAGAAAGTTTTCGTTGAATCAATAATAATCGGCAATGGTGATTTAACCCAGTACAATAAATTAAAGCAAGTTCTTGTTGGAACTGGTGAAGGTAAAATGAGTGCGGAAGAATTTGATACCATAACAAAAGAATTATTTGCTGATTATTTTTTTGAAACTTTTTCAAAACCAACTAGAGCTAAAGATACCATTACTACAAGTGCTATTTCTGGCAAACCTATTAAAGAACTAAATGTTGGATATTCATTTTTTGATAATGTTATGGGTGCAAAAGCTTTCCTAAAACAAAACAATAAAAATTTAGTGGGTATTTTTGGAAAAGAACACGTTGATAATATAGACGCAATACTTAATGTAGTAATACTAAAAAGTGGTATAAATACCGGTGGTATAAACACAGCTAGATTACCACAATCTCTATCAGTAGAAAGTTTAATAAGTAGATTATATTCAATTAATAGAGGTATTATTTCACCTAAGTATGTAGCAACAGAAATTTCACTTCAACGATTTAGAAAATCAAAAGCACATCTAATGGAAGAAGTTGTTAAAAATCCAGAATTAGCTGTTGTAATACGAAAAGTTCTTGAAAGTGATAATATTTATAAAGATAATTTAACTAACTCAACACTAGAAAAAATGCTAAATGAAAGTGTTGTAACGGCTATCCTAGTGCGTGAAACAGCAGAATTTGCTGAAGAAAAATTAGAGGATAAAGAAACGGAAATGTTAAATGAACTCAATCAAGAAATTAATGATTTAAAAGAAAGATTCTAATATGATTAAAATATGGTTTATGCTAATATTAGTATCTATGCCAAATGCACCTTCAGTTAAATACAATGGATTTCTATATCCAAATGAAGAAGAGTGCCAAGTAGCAAGATACGAATTTTATGAAGCATACAATAGTAAGTCTACAGAATATAAATCAGTAACAGCTATAGATGCATACTGTATAGAATTTGATAGTTTTCCGATAGCAGGATTAAATAAAACAGGAGTTTAGTATGGCTGAGAGTTGGGAAAAAGAAAGAACAATGATTGCGGAACTTAAAACAGACGTAAAATACATTCGAGAAGATATAAATATAATGCAAAAACAAATAAGAGATTTAAGTACCTCCGCACATATGGGTATTGGAGGTCTTAAAGTAGCACTATTTATTGGTGCTTTATTAGGTGGGCTATATACGTTTATGAAATTTTTAAAATAGGAGAAACAATGAATAAAATAAAAGATATATGGAATGGCTTGAGCAAGAAAGGTAAAATATTTGCCAGTGCTTTAGGAGTTATTCTTTTAGTGATTATATATAGTTATATATTTTAAATAAATAGGAGATAAAAAGATGTTAGGTGGGTTACCTGTAGAAATGATTACAATGCTAGGTTCTAGCTTACTAGGTGGATTTATGTCTATCTGGGGGCAGAGCATTAAAGCAAAACAAGCTGAACAAAAAATGCTACTTGCTCGTGGTAAGTTTCAAATGGAAGAAATTGACAAGGCAAGAAGGTATGAAAACAAAGGATTTCAATGGACTAGACGAATAATTGCTTTAACAGCAGTTTTCTTTATTATTGCATATCCTAAACTAGTACCAGTATTTTTTGATACAAGTGTGTATTTAACTTGGACAGAATTTACTAGAGGATTCTTATTCTTAATAGAACAGAAAGAAATTACTATGGATAGAGAATTTTTTGGTGTAGTTATTACACCATTAGATACCCACCTAATGTCTGCAATTATTGGATTGTATTTTGGAGGTAGCCTTGTCAAAAAATAATCAAAAACAATACAATTGGTTCTTAGTTAAACGAAGAAGAATTAAAAAGAAAAAGAGAAAGTAATGAAGGTATCTGAAAGCACTAATGTGCAGATGCCCCTTAAAACGGTTGTTAGTCTTATCACACTAGTAGCCGTAGGAACGTGGGCATACTTTGGGATTATTGAGAGGCTAAATTCTGTAGAAACTCGTGTCACTTTATCAGAAGCTGACCTTACAAAAAATACAGAGTTTAGAATCAAATGGCCAAGAGGTGAATTAGGCTCATTGCCCGCCGATGCACAGCAAGATTTATTAATTGAGTTCATGAGTTCTCAACTTGAACACATGGCTGAAGAAATGGAATCAATGATGAGTAATTCCGTAAATATAAAGAGAGCACAGCAGGATATAGAACGATTACTTAATGATGTAGAAAAACTCAAGGATAAATTGAGAGAAACAAATGGAAGTTATTAGCATAATACTTATGTTCGTTTTTGGGAACATGAATGACCAAAAAACACAAATGACACAGTATATTCCTATGGAATCTTTATCCTCTTGTATGAAAGAAGTAAGATTACTTAAAAAGAAAAATACAGGATATGATAAAGATGCTTTTTGTAGTCCGGGTATTGTAGAAATTAAAGATGGTGAAGTGATTGCATTATATAATGAAATACCAGATGGTGCTAAATTAGTTAAAAAAGATATAAGTAAAGAAGCATTTGAAAGATGGACACTTAAAGCTAAAGAAAAATGGGAGAAAAACTAAATGAAATGGGTGCTAAAAAATTTTGTATTACTTACAATAATAATACTAATAGCTGTATGGGCAAAGCCGGTATTAGCTGATTCAACAAATGATGATAATGACCAGACAAATTCTTCAGGCAGTAACACTCAGATAACAGGTGGCTATACATCAACAACAACAAATAATAATGATGGACAAACAAATACAACAACAAGTACAACAACCAATAACAGCACTACCAATGGGTCAGACATACCTGTCAACTCAGCTAACAGCCCCAGTTTCTCATCTATGTCTCAAGATGTGTGTAGCATGGGTCTTAGTGGTTCCGTTTCTACTCTTGGGTTTGGGGCTTCTGTTGGAAAACACGTCCGGGATTTAAACTGCGAGAGAATAAAACTTTCAAAAGTATTATACGATTATGGAATGAAAGTTGCGGCTGTGTCAATTTTGTGTCAAGATGAGCGAGTTTTTGAAGCAATGCAAATGGCGGGAACACCTTGCCCATTTGAAGGAAAGATAGGAAAAGAAGCCTTAGAACAGTGGAATAAGTATGATATTGAAAGACCAGACTATGATTCTTATGTGTCAAAATTAGAAAATCGTTCTCGTGTCGATGAAGAACTTGCGGAAATAGAAAGACAACAAGAAGCTGAAAGAGTAGCAGAAGAAAAAGCTAGAAAAAAAGCCGAACTTGAAACATTAAAAGCACAAGAAGAAGTAGATAACATAATTATTGAAACAGATTTACATACAGAAGAAGTAAGAATTATTAATATACACGAGTAATGAAATACATTATTTCTGTATTGGCTCTTTGTAGTTTTTTATTTGCATGGGAAAAAGCATTTGCAGAAACAGTAACTACGGGAAACTTACTTCCTAATTCTGGAGATGGAGTAGATTGGAACTCCAATAGTACAGACCAAATTAATTCTGCTAATTCTTCTGGGTATGTTACTAATGGCTCTACAGTTAATGGCTTTGATATTACTTGCACTAATCAATCTAATTGTGGATATAAATATAGTGTAGGTGGTGACTTTGAAGTAACAGGAACTGCAAAAGTTAGTGTTGATGATATAGCATTAACAAATAATTCTATTAATCAATCAATGCTAGATAATGGAGTTACATTAAATAGTTATGTTGATGTAGCAAATTGTGAAAGCACAGAAGGTAATTGTGAATCTAAAGGTGGTAACAATGATTCTCATACTGTAACTATCGTATTAAAAGATTCTAGTGGTAATGTCTTATCTACCACAACACAAACAAGAACTGATGTTTCTGGATTTCAAGGTAATTGTAATGGATATCCGGGTACAACTACTACGGGTATAACTGCAAATTGCGGTCAATACAATGATAGAATTATATACTTAGGTGTTGGTTCTAATAAAGTAGATTGGTCATGGGAAGGTACTGATAGTAACTACACTAATCAATCTAGACAAGGGCCAAATTTATTAGGTGCATCTTTAAAGATGACCTACAATAGCACAGAGTTTAGTCCTATTGATGATGATACTCAAGAATCTATAGAAGATATTGATGAAGATATAGTAGATATTATAGAAGATATACCAGAAGATTTTAATTGGTATAATGACGATTTACCTATCTACGAAATACCAATAGAAGAAGAAATAGTATTTGAAGATGGTTTTACATTTGATGATACTTTTTATTTGGAAGATATAGATATAGAAGAACTTCCTCCAATAGAAGAATTTGACATGGAGGTTTTTGAAGAAATGCCAAATATGGAAATGGTATTTTTTGAAGAAGAATTTTCTGAACCTATTATGGTAACAGAAGAAATATTTACTGAAGAATTTGAGGAGGATTTTACTGAATTTTTAGAAGAGACTGGCATGGAAGAAGAGTTCATGGAGTTTTTAGAAGATGAAGGCATAACAGCCGAAGAATTTTTTGAAGAGATAACCGAGGAGGAGTTTAATGATGAACCTACTACGGAATCTTTTGAAGAGTTTGATGAGGAGTTTGAAGAAATCGAGACAGTTGAAGAAAGCTCACCAGAGGTTATTGAAACTGAGGAAGAAACAGTGGAGCTTGAAACGGAATCAGAAATAGTAGAGGAAGAAAAAGAAGTAACCAAAAATGAATCAACAGAAGAAACAGAGCCACAAGAAGACGAATCCAGTAGCGAAAGCACTGAAGAATCCGAAGTACAATCAGAAGATAGTGAAAAGCAAGATGGTGTACAGCCGGAAAGCGGAGAAAAAGTGGACACCAACGACAGGGTTACTACAGATGTTGCAAAGATAGAGAGTAAATTTAAAAAGAATTTAAAAAAGATAGCTAAACAAATAGCAAAAGTAACAAAACAAACAACTCAAAACTTATCAAAAGAGGATTTATTTTTTAAGAATAATACATTAGATGCCTATAATAAAATACAGTTTTATAAATCAAAAGATATATATACTGACCAAGGTTTAGACTTATTTAATAACCAAATAGATTTAGGTGTCTATGATAAAGAAATTTATAGTGATATAACTCTCGCAAGTTATTCACAAAACGACCCAGTAGAAGTACATAGAGTACAACTACTAGAAGCAAAACAAAAAACTAATAAATTAAAATTAGAATTGGAGGCTATGAAGAATGAAAATAATTGAAAAACTTAGTACCTATGCGGCACTAGTCGGAGTTATTGGGGCTATTGGTGGAGGTTTTTATGCATGGGGTGAGTTCAATACTAGACTTTCTGCATTAGAAAATGAACCTCCTATTAACTTACAACCATTAAAAACTAAAGATAAAGAATTAGAAAAACAATTTGATGATGTGCTATTATATGCTAATGAATATAAAGTAGACTTAATAGATAGAATTAAAAAAGTTGATGATAAAATACAACCTGTTGATTTAACTGCTGTATTTAAAGAAATAGGAAAAGTAAAAGAACAAATTGCTATGCTTGATATACCAGAACCTTTTATTATAGACCCTATTTTAGCACCAATTCGTCAGACTATTAAATCACTTGAAAGTGTAATATCTGAATTATCCAAACAAGTTGCAATAGCTTTAAAAGAAAATGAATTACAAGATTCTCAAATTGAAGAAATTAAACTAGAATCAAATAACCCATTATCCAACTAAATTTTTTACTAAATTTTAGGTGTAAACTAGTAAGTCATTTTTTGTATATCCTGTAACATAACAGTAAATACTTCATCAGAGTATTTTATCATAGATTCTATTACTGGAGTATTTTCATAAGATGGGTTCCATTTATCCATAGCCTCTGTAAATTCGTTTGCAGGGGCTATTTTTTTTTCTAGGATTATTAATCCTTCGGTAGTTAGTTTTAATTCAAAACTAGCTAATGTACTTGAGGCTGCCATATATCATTTGTTGGTATCTCCCAAATCTCTAGATGGATATTTTTTATTAAATTGTGAAAAACTCAAATTCTTAACATCCTCTCTAAATTCTCTTACTTTTTTCTTTTCATTCTTTCTTACTTCTTCATCTGTTTCAAATATTGCCGATGTTTCTTCTGCTTTTGGCCTTTCACTCATTTTTATCTCCCTATTTGTTATCACATTAAGCCCTATTTCAACTAGCTCAAAAAATTGCTCATGTTTTTTATTAATGTGTGTTTCATCTTCAAATGTTATTTTCCAATCATCTTGGTCAATATCATTTAATTTTTGTATTTTAACTATTCTTTTTTTCATCTTTAAATCGTATTTCACCTGCTATAGCACTATAAGCAGCCATATCTATATATGTATCCTTACTCGTAGCCCCTAATTTAGTGCGTGCTACCTTCAATAAACCCATCATTATAGCAACATTTTCTGCTGTAACTTCTACATCTAAGTACGCAGACCATAATTTCGCTATATTTGTGTGATTTTGTACCTTATCACCATAATCTTTTTGTCTATCCCCACCAATTAACTTACTGGCTTCTTCTAAAAATTCTTTTGTTAGTTTCATTTTTTCTTTACTTTTTTAAATTTTCTACCTACAATAAAAACTATAGAATTTATAATAGTATTTATTGTAACCATAGTTAGTATCCACCAATGCCAAAATTCTATATTCATAAAGCAATTAAATCAATTATAGGTACTAAATAGCCCCTAGAAGTTAATTTATCACCACCAGAGACAATAGTATATCTATTATACACCTTTTTTCGCAATCTGTCAAGAGGAATCTCAATAGAAAACATATGTTTATCTTTTTTGTCCACAATCCTAAATATCCAAATGTCAGCTTTGCTAGTCTTTACACCACTTTCCTTTCCTCTGGACATAAACTCAACAAATACATTTCCTGTTTTATGTGACAATCGGTCTGTCTTCAACTCATAATTCTCTCGTGATTTCATTACAAGTTTTTCATGCTTCTTTCCATACTTTAAATCTTTCTTAAATTTAGTTATAGAAAAATCATGTGATTTTAATTCTTTTAGTGTCTTTCCATTATTTTGTTCTATTTTACTCAATGTTTTTTTCCTATATTAACTAACTCTATACTTTCATCATCTACTATTTCTGTTGTAGGTGTATCTCCATTATTTTGTATATCTACTATCTTATCCATAATAGCCATTTGACCTAAAGAAACAAGCCTATCTAAATCAGTGTTCATCATTTCGATTATACCTTTCAACACATAAAAAGCAGGGCTAATAGGCTCTTTAGGGTTTGTTGTATCATATGCCATCATATCAAGACCCCCTTTACCATCATCTACAGGTTTTAAAATTAAATAAAGTCTATCGGGTAGTAGCGATAACTTTTCTGTTTCGTCTATAAGTCTATTTATATCAACCATTCTTTAGGTATCCTTTTTTCCGCCCAAAGTATTTTATTTTTGTCACACCATTGACCATAAGTAGTTTTACTGGACTTGTTAAGTTTATTTTTAGCATTTACAAACAAAAATCGTATATCAAAATCTGGATTCTGTTCTCTAACTAGCAAGTGTTTTTGTCTATCTGCTAAATCAAAAAAACCTTTTGCTTCAATAAATATATTTTGTTTAGGTAAATAAAAATCAGGAGTATATCTTTTAATTTTAGGTTGATACTCAAGATATTGTAGCTCATATTCGTATTTTATACTATTCTTAATTAAAAATAAGGCAACTCCCCTCTCAAATTCAGAGCGAAATCCTTTTCTTCTCATATAAGCGTTGTCATTTTAAATTTATTTGTTTTCTTGATATTATTAGAAAAAATATCTCCTAGTATAGGGGCGTGTTTTTCCATTTCAATCATAGCCTCATTTATTTCTATGGTAGGTAAGATAGCTAATTTACCTTGTTTTATTCGTATATGTAAAGCACTAAAGTAATTATCTATCATTCTTGATTTTCTAGCTATGTTATCCTCTCTAAAATAGCCGTCCTTACCTATCGTTTCTCTTGTTATAAGTGGATGACAATTTTCATTTCCTCTCATAAATTCTCTCATTTCACCCCCACCTTCTTGTAATTCATTGTCAGTATAGACCCAAACAGCATCCCTGTTGGATGTAATATCATCTTTTCTGAAAGGATGAGATAACCAAAGTATGTTCATATGTTTTTTACCTCTGTATTTTTTAATTTATTATACCACACCATAGGCTTTGATTTAGCTTTTGATGTTACTTTTTCATGCAATACTGCTTTAGGCCAACAATGTTTTCTAAAATCACAGTAACCACATATACTTTCTAGTATAGTATTTCCTGTTTCTATTCTGATACCTTTTTGTTTACCAGATTTAGGAACATAAGTTTCTGGTATTTCATGAAATAATTTTTCAAATTTTTTATTAGATTCTAAAGCTTTAATATTTTCATTAGCTGTTTGTAATACTTCTTTTCTGTCTTCTTCTTGATTTACAGGTGCCTCACATACAGCAAATTCTCCAGTAACTTTATTTATGGCTATCCAACCACCAAAAGGAACATTGTCAGCTTCACCATATAAATGACCTTGCATAATGTACCCAAATGGGTCATCACCTTTTATTTTCGTATAACTTCCAAATTCACCAAACTTACCCATAAAATTAGATGGGCTAGCAGATTTTATATCCCATACTTTACCATCTATTTTGACATCATAAGTACCACCTAATTCAGTATTTCCTATTTTTAATTTTACAGGTTCTTGTATTTTTTCAAGTTCTATACCTGCACCTCTCATAACAGCTATAGCAACTGCTTCAAGTAAATCACCCATTAAAAACTTAATTATTGTATTGTACTGTAATTCTTTTTCTTTACCTTTTTTTTCTAATTGTTGTTGACATAGAGGTTTACCTAACCCCGACATCCTCATTCTCCATTCAATTGCTTCATTAAATTGTTTTTCTAAAGCTTTACCACAAGCTTCTTTAAATTCTTCTATAGTTTCGGGGGAAAGTTTTGCCTTCCCCCGAACCGCATCATAGAGAAAACTCTCTATTAGAGTAGATAACATATGCTATTCTTGGTCTAACTCGATAGCTAGGGAGTGGTCGCCATCTTTTGTTTTACTTTTAATAGCATTACGATGCTTCTCCATGACACTTTCGTTTACGGATTTTATAGCTACCATAAATTCTTTAAGTAATTCCTTATCTGTTTCAGATAAATCAACTGAAGAACCTGTCTTAATACTAATAGAAAAATAAGTGTTTCCACCCGATTTTTGTTTTTTCGTAGATAGCATAAGATTAGTTCTTATCATTGGCTTTTTCTGTTTTGCTAAACCAGATAATGCACTACTAAAAGGTAAATAATTTGTACCTTTAGCATATAGCACACACGGAACTTCCTTAACATTTACATCTTTCTCATCAGATAGTTTACCTGTAAGAGTTGCTACACCGTAAATAACTTGATTACATTTTATCGAACTTTGGATAACTCTCTGTGGGTCATTTTCTGGTAGTTTTTCAAATTCCTCCCTAGATAATTTTCCGCACTTATAAGTACCCCTAGAATCGGCAAATTGGTCTCCTAGTGATGGCATTTGCACACTTGATGTAAATTCCTCTTCACTATTATCCCAATAACTGTATGCATATAAGCGAAGAAAAGGTCTAAAAGTAACCTCTTTCGCATACACATTGTCACCATCAATAGGAAGAACAAAATGACCTCGTGGTAACGGCTTGTCATTGTCATCTTCTGTTTGATAGTTAATTGATAAACGACCTAGCACTGAACCTTGTCCACCGCCATTATCCGTTTGTCCTGTTAGCTTCATTAACTCCGCATCACTTAATGTATTAAAGTCAGTTGGAACCGCTAAAGCATTATTGTCTGTACCATTTTCAACCATTGGATTTATAAACCTCCTTCATGTTTAACCAGTCATTACCAAGTTTTAACTCAATTCCTACTGGCATTGTATATTTAAAGCCATATCTTTCTTCACACTCATTTGATAAAGACATCATAGCCTCCTTTAAAGTTGTGATAGCTTGTTGTTCTTCGTCTGGATACACATCCAAAACGATACTATCATGTACTGTGTTGCATATAATAGTCTTTAAATTTCTTTTTGTCAACAAGTTTTTTAAATTAATTAATGCAATAGGCAATAAATCTGCTGTAGCAAAGCCTTGTACAGGATAATTCTTTATAGCAGTAGAATTTGTCACACTACCACTCCGTAATCTTTCAACATTTGGAAAGAAATATTGTCTTCCACTCGGTAATTTTATCTTATTTGACATAAGTGCCTCATTTTGTAGTTCTCTATGCCATCTTGTAATACCAGAATACTTGTTTTTAAATGCTCTATAATACTGCATCTGTTTTGGAGTACCTAAAATACCCCCATAAAGAGGCTTAAAGGTATCCGACTTAGCTTTTTGTCTAGATACACCTAGTATTCTAGCTGTATAACTATGAACATCAACCTCATTTTTAACATCTTTAAGCACTTGTTTGTCATCCGCTAAAAATCCCGCTACTCTAAATTCTAATTGAGAATAATCACCCTCTAGTATCTTCCCACCTTTAAATCGTGAAGTAATACATTCTCTAACAGGAAAAGTATTACCTCTAGGCATATTTTGGAAGTTAGGGTTTCTAGATGATAATCTTCCTGTGCTTGTCACACATTGCATAAATTGTGGATGTACCATACCATCTTTACTTATAGCTTTTTGCATACCATCTACAAAAGTTCTTAGGTAAGTTCGTATAGCTGAATATCGTATATACTTAACTAAAAACTCATGTACTTCATCACTAGCAGTAGATAAATAACTTTCTAATATTTCTTTGTCAGTTTTAAATCCCATAGCAGAACAATCAATAACATTTCTTGGTTTTAATTTTAATCCTT